CCTGCTGACATAACATTGGAGGAGTAAAAATTTAAATGGCTGAGTATAAAGAAATACATGGCACAAAGATTCGGAACTATACGACTAATCCCGATAATCCGATACAGGGAGAGGTGTGGTATAACGAGACCGATAATGTATTAAAGTTTCAATATGCAAATGTAACTACGGCTGGTTCATGGAGAACTAGTGCAAGTTTAAATACAGGCAGAGTAGAATTAGCAGGAGCTGGAACTTCAACAGCTTCTTTGATGTTTGGTGGAGATGCTTCTCCTCTAACTAATGCTACAGAATTATTTAATGGTACTTCATATAGTGAAGTTAATAATTTAAATATGGCAAGAAATCTTTTAGGAGCAGCAGGAGCTACTAATACAGCAGCTTTAGCTTTTGGAGGATATGATGGCACGCCTGGTTATCAAAATGAAACAGAAACTTGGAATGGAACAAACTGGACTGAAGTAAATAATTTAACTCAAGCAAGAGCTCAGTTAGCTGGATGTGGAACTAATACAGCAGCTATAGGCTTTGGTGGTCGTAAGGACTCAGGTGCTTCAGAAGAAGAATTTGCAGGAACAGAAAGTTGGAATGGAACTAATTGGACTGAAGTTAACGATTTAAACACAGCTAGACAACTTATGGCAGGAAGTGGAACAAATACTTCTGCTCTTGCATATGGTGGAGTAGATTATCATCCATCAACAGTATATGAAACAAAAACAGAATCTTGGAATGGAACTAACTGGACTGAAGTTGCAGATTTAAATGCAGCTAGATATAATTGGCAAGGAATTGGTGACAGTAATACTTCAGCATTAGCCGTTGCTGGATATACTGGAACTGCAAACTCAGGATTAGTAGAATTATGGAATGGAACAGCATGGACTGAAACAACAAATATTTCAGATGACGGAAATGCTTATGGTTCTGCTGGAACAGCTACATCTGCTTTAATTTCTGGTGGAAATGGAAGATCTCCTAATGCATCATCAGAAGAATGGATAGGTGCAAATACACCAATCGGTGCTTGGGCAACTATTAGTAGTTTAAACATTGCAAGAGAAGGATTAGCTGGTGTTGGAACTTATACATCTGCTTTAGTTTTTGGTGGAGAAATACCTCCATCAGGGGTATCAGGAGATACTGAATCTTGGAATGGAAGTAGTTGGACTGATTTAAATAATTTAAATTTATCGAGAAGAACAATGGCAGGAGCAGGAGCTAGTAATACATCTGCTTTAGCTTTTGGAGGTTGGGGTCCAAGTATATATGATAACACAGAAACTTGGAATGGAACAAACTGGACAGAGGTTAACGACTTAAATAATGCAAGAATAAAAATTGATAATTCAGGATGTGGAATTCAAACTGCTGCTTTATTAGCAGGTGGAGCTAATCCTGATGCTACTGCTAAAACAGATACTGAAATTTGGAATGGAACAAACTGGACTGAAGTTAATAATTTAAATGCTGCAAGATATGGCATAGCATCAACAGGAACAAACACGGCCGCTTTAGCTGCAGGTGGATTTTCACCGCCTTATTCTACTGCAATGGAACTATGGAATGGAACTAATTGGTCTGAAGCACCTACTTATAATATAAATGCTGCAAGACAGGGTATGGGAGCTGCGGGAACTACTACAGCTGCAATAGTATTTGGTGGTTCTAATCCTCCTAGTGCTCCAAGATCTGCGGCAACAGAAGAATGGAATGGAATTAGTTGGCAGGAAACAGCTGACATGAATACAGCTAGAACTGGCGCAGGTTTAGGAACTTCTACAAATGCAATTATGGCTGGTGGTAATACTCCACCTTATACTGGAATAGCAGAAGAATGGGCTGTTCCTGGAAATGTAACTAAAACGGTAAGTACGGATTAATTATGACAACATACAAAGAAATACGAGGATCACAAATTGAAGCGGTAGCAACCGATCCATCAAATCCTGTTGAAGGACAAGTTTGGTATAATACAACTTCTAATGTTTTAAAAGGTCAAGCGGCTACGGCTGCTGGAGCCTGGTCTAGTGCCCCTGCTTTAAATACAGGTAGACAAGAATGTGGTGGTAATGGCACAACAACATCTGCTTTAGCTTATGCAGGCTCTACATATTCTCCTGCTCTTGGAGATACAGTTTATCAAATTACAAATACAGAACTTTATAATGGATCAAGTTGGACAGAAGTTAATGATTTAAATCTTGCAAGAAATCATTTATCTTCTACTGGAGCTAACGCTACAGCAGCATTAGCAATAGGGGGTATGAGTTATCCACCAGGAGGATCAATATCTCCTGCTCGTGTAGAACAATTTAATGGAACTAATTGGACAGAAATAGCTGATTTACCAACTACACATGGTAATGGTACTGCTTTTGGAATTACATCAGCAGCATTTGCTTTAGCAGCTCAAGACTCTGCAGCAGCAAACGAAGCTGTTGATTATTATAATGGTTCAACTTGGACTGCAGTTAATGATATTAATACAGGTAGAAATAATGCTGCAGCTTGTGGACTATCAACTTCTGCATTATTAATTTGTGGGTTTGCTCCTGGTGTTCCAGGTAGAGTAGATAATGTAGAATCATTTAATGGAACAAACTGGACGGAAACTACTGATTATCCAACAGCATTAAATGCACTAGAAGCATCTGGTAATTCAAGTACATCTGCTGTGGCTTTTGGAGGAAATACACCTCCAGGTGCTGGTCAAAGTCTAGCGGCAACGTATAATGGAACAAATTGGACGGTTACAGGATCGTTATCGAATGTAAATGCACAAATGGGTAAGTCATCAGGAATTCCTAATACTGCTGCTTTATGTTTTGGAGGAAATGGTCCTCCTACTTATAGAACTCAAACAGAATTATTTACTGGTGCAGGTGCTGGATTAACAAGAACATTTACAGATAGTTAAGACTTGTAATATATTTTAGTTAGTATATATTACATTTAATTATAAAGGATAAAGCTATGAAAAAAGACGTTAAAGAAGTAATACAAGGTGAAGAACCACATTTAAATAATCTATTAACACAAGAAGACCTATCATCGTTTAAAGGTATGGTAGACGAGCTTCGTGATACATGGACCAAGAAACAAATGTTTCGAACAGAAACAGAAGCAAGGTTTTCAGTATTACAAGATAATAGATACCCAACTAAAGCATCAAAGTATTGGCAGTGTGTAAGAGAACAATCTAGTTATCTGGATAATCTTATGCATTTATCATTTGATTACAGAAGAAATGAAGCAAAGATAACTTGGTTAGAAGGTAAAGTTGAAAAAGAAGAAGACGAATACAAACAAACTAAATATCAAATAGATTTAGATGAATGTAGATTTGCAAAAGCTTCTATGGAAAAAGTTGCAAAGCATAGAATGAGAGAAATTAAGATGTGGTCTAAATTAAAAAAAGAATTTAACGATGGATCATTTAATGATAAAGACGTTAATCAACACCAGTTAGAATCTTATGGATTGCAATACCATGAGAAAGCAAAAACATTAAATCAAAACTCAAGTGAAGCAGAGATATTTAATGTAATGGGTCAATTACAATCATTACAAAGAATTAAAAAGTCTGGTGAATTAGAAAGCAGCTATAAAGAAAGAGAACAACTTGAACAACATGGAAAACCCAAAGTTTGATTTTATATTTTTAGGTCAATCGATTTTAAAGTATCAGGTACCATTAGATATATTTAATTCTATTAATTATATTTATGAATCTAATTATCATAATCTTGCACCTGCAAATGGTCAACTAGTTGGTAAGATAGAAAAAGAACATTCTTTATTTTATCATGGTCAAGATCAATCAAAAATGAAAAATCATAACATGTTACCAAGAGATGTAACAAATTATTTTATGGAAATGTTTAAACACTATCTAGCATTTAATAAAATTAGAGACTATGATTTACATCTTAATTCTATTTGGGTTAATGAAATGAAACAACACGAATATAATCCAGCCCATGTTCATAGAGGTATGTTATTTACAGGTTTATCAAGTGTTATGATTTTAAAATTACCATCAACGTATGGTAAAGAATATTCAGCAGAACACGTACAACAGAATGGTAGACTACAAATATTAGGTGCAGCTAATGGTCAATTTGCTAAGATAGATTATCAACCACCTATGGACCTTAGAGATTTTTATATATTTCCATATGATATGAGACACTGTGTTTATCCTTTTAACGGAACAAATGAGACTAGGCGAACTCTTGCTGCAAACTGTGATGTGCAGTTTGATCCTATAAAAAACAGAGGTGCAGCATAATGGATAAACAATATTACATAGATAATCACATAGGGTTATTTAAAAACTTTATGCCTAATGAATTGATAGATAATTATTTAAACTATTTTAATAAATGCGAGCAACAAGGTGCTGTATATCCAAGAAAAGAAGATGAGATGTTAGTATCTGATAATGCAATAGATACTATAAGAGACACTAATGTTGCACTAACTTATAACAACAAACCTTTTATAAATATGTTTTTTAAAGAAGTGTATCCTTTGTATGTTCAAAAATATTCATACTTAAACAAATTAGCTACACACAACATACTGGAAGTTAAGATACAAAAAACCAAAGTAGGTGAAGGATATCATTTTTGGCATTGTGAAAATGCTGAGATGAAAGCAAGAAATAGAATACTAGCTTTCATGGTATATCTTAATGATGTAACAGAAGGTGGAGAGACAGAATTTTTATATCAAAAGTGTAGATTCAAACCAGAGAAAAATACATTATTAGTTTGGCCTTCACAATTTACACATGTTCATAGAGGCAACCCTCCTCTATCAAATGATAAATATATAATAACGGGATGGGTAGAATACGGATATTAATATGATAACAGAACCACGTTGGAAATCTTATATTGTTGAAACAACAAAACCTATTTTTACACCTAAACAATGTCAAATGATTATTGAAGCTGGAAGAAGCGAACCTAGAAATGATGCACAAGTTGGAAGTAACAAAGGAATTAAAGGTGGAACTATAGATACTAAAACTAGAACCTCACATATTAGTTGGATACCATTTAAAAAAATGGCTGACATGTATAAAGACATCGAAAAAATTATGAAAACCACCAATGGTAATCATTTTGGTTTTGATGGAATGACTATTAATGAAATGGCACAATACACAGAATATCCAGAAGGAGGATTTTATGACTGGCATGTAGATAACGATGTAAACATGCAAAACGAACCACCTGTAAGAAAAATATCTATGACTTGTTTGTTATCTCCTGAGTCAGAGTTTGAAGGTGGTGATTTAGAATTAATGGCTGAAGGTAAAGTTGCAAAAATAAAACAAGGACATGCAGTATTCTTTGCATCGTTTATTAGACACAGAGTAAAACCTGTTATACGTGGCAACAGAAAATCTTTGGTTATGTGGTTTGGGGGCACACCTTTTAAATGATGATTAAAGCTGCATACTTTCCAACTATTATATATGCTAAAGATGTTAATTTAGATAATAGACTTTTTGAAA